TCAAGAAACTATTGGAGGCCTGATCATGGCACTACTCACCACAGCACCCAGCAAGGTCGCCGACAGGGCGCCGAAGATCCTGGCCCAGGCCAGCAAGCCAGTCGCAGAGGAAAAGCGCCTGAACGTGCGCCTCGATGCGGAGAAACACGAACGGTTCCGCCGGGCCTGCATGCGAAACGAGTCGGACATGACGACGGTGATTCAGGATTTCATCGACCAGTACATCGCAAAATACTCACGGTGATGACTGGGCGCACGGTGAGTATGAGACTCACTGTGCGCCTGACACTCACTGAGTCAGCGGGCGACCCGGCATTACCAGAGATCCTTCGGGCAGGCCGATTTTCTTTTCCAGGTTTGCAGCAGCCTTCTCTCCAAGCGTCCGGTGCCCGTTGAGCAACTGTGACAGGTAAGAGGCATCAAGGTCGTGTAGCTCGGCGAACTCTTTCTGGGAAGCTTCCCCCATCAGCGCACGCAATGCATTGATGCGCGCTTGTTTAATTTCCGCGACCTCGATGCTGCGCGCTTCGACATCCTCGGGCGCGACCGCTCGGGAAGCCTGCCAGCAAACCCACAAGCCCTGGACCCGGCCATCCGTGTATTCGTCGTAGAACTCCAGGCTGTAGCCGACATTCAGCGACCGTATCCACGCCTCGAACTGCTCGCGATCCGTGCCCGCGGTCATGATCTGGTCGTATGCGCGGGCCTTTTCCAGTATCGAATCCCACGCCTTGTCGAACGGGTCGTTGCGATGGAAGCCGGCCGCGACCTTCTGCTCGTCGTGCCACTTGCGGATATGGGCTAGGCTATCCGATGTCTCGACGATCCGGCGCTCAGCTGATCCGGCGCGGCGGTCTGCCTCGTCCAGCTCTTCGCAGAACCCCAGGACTATCGAAGGCGTGACAACCATCGCCCATTGATCCTCGAGCTCGGGGAATTTCTCATTGCACTCGAGTGCAAATTTCTTCAAGTCGTTCGTGCCCATCCCTTCCACCCCTATATCCCGTTGATCCTGCCTGACATCGCGCCAGGCAGGTTCTATTCCGCTTTGCGAGCATTCACCGCGACCGTTGATCCACACGGGATTAGGCGCGCTTGTGCTCGGTGTGATTAGCCCGCTTCTGGCTGCCATCCTGACGAACAAGGCGAGCATCTGCGCCTTTGGTCAGCCGGATGATGTCGCGACAGGTCTCGACGACCTTGAAGCCGTCAGCGACGAGCTGGTTGACGGTGGCGCGCTGGTTGTTGGTCATTGGGCCACCTCTTCCGCGTCTGCACGCTCAATCAGCGCGTCAAGTCGAGACATCGACAGGCTGAGCATCTGGTCGTAGTCATCCTCGTTCATGACGGGTACGCACACGAAGCGAACGCCGTACTTCCCCATCGTCCTCGCCATTTCCAAGGATTCGCGCATTTCTACTGGTGTTGCGAGCCGTACAGTCATCAGAAACACTCCTTGCCAGGTTGCGGATCGCGCTTGATTTTCATCTTTGCCAACAGCTGGGCCCGCGCGTCCGCTCCGTCCGTAGGTATTCCCATCCTCGACACCTGAGCCTGCGCCACTCGCTCGGTTAGCTCGTGAGCCCGCTCCAGGTCCGACTTCTGGCTGTCATGGCCGATACCAATAGCGATGTCTTCCAGTGGAAGCCCGGCAACCAATTGGCGAATGGTGATTTCATAGGCCCGCTCGAATACCTCGCAGGCCTTCTCCGGCATCAGGTCGCCCAGGTTGTGCATCTCACATTGCAGCGCGGCGTGGCGAACGGCCGGATGTGACCATGTGCGGCCGCCAAATCTGCTTGGGTGAGAGTTCTCCAGCGCTTCGCGAAATGCCTTGTCATTGGATGGGATTCCCAGCATCTCTGGCGTTGGCTGGCACAGCTTGACGAACTTTCCGACACTCGGCATGAAGTCCGTGCCCAGCGACCGGCAACGCTCTACGCCGAACCGGATCTGCTCCAACTGATTAATTCCCTCGACGAGGAAGGCCTTAACCCAGCTACGTTTTGCGGAATTCAGCGCGTCATCGGTTGGCCAGGCTTGTTTCCAGGCCGGAAAAATGGCTTGCAGCTCCTTGAACAGGGCGTTGACGACATCAACCGTTCCAGGCGGCAGAGTCTTTGGAATAATCGACATAGCCGGCATCTGATGGCCTTCAACGGCGGCACGCAGATCAGTGGTTGCGCCGGCTGACTTCATGAGCTGTGCGGCGCTTCGTGGCGGTTTCGGCTTGCTCATAGGCCACCGTCCATGTTTTCAGCCCAGCCGCGACTGTCAAAGTCGGGGCCGCTAGACTTACTTCGTGGCGCGAACTGGTGGGCATTGAACGTAGTCGGCTCCTGCTCCGGAACTTCATCCTCCCAGCGCTTGCCGTTTATCCATGTCGCCGGATGCGGCACGAACTTGCCTTTTTCTTTTTTCCAGTCGTCAGTCGCCACTTGCACGGCCAGCGCTTCGACAATGGTGTCGTACAGGTCTTGAGTGATTTTGAGCTTTGCCCACGCCTTTCGAGCATCTTCCTTGCTGACCTTGCGTGGATAGAGCTTCCAGAAACTGGCAAACAGCGCCTCGGTGTCAACCAAAGAAACCTTATTATTTATTCCCTTATTATTGGTTTCCTTATTTGTCGGAGATTTTTCCGAGGTCAGATCGGACTTTTTTCCGACCTTAATCGGAGATTTTTCCGACCTAAAATCCCCTTTGTTTTCAGTGTTTTCCGATGGGGTCGGATATTTTTCCGACCCGTCAATCTTCTGATTCCACTGTTTTGCCTTCTCGGTAAGACGGAAAAGAGTGATGCGCGAAGTGCTCGATAGCTCGATAAGACCGGCTTTCTCCAGGGCCTTCAGGAGTCGGTAGGCAGTATCAGCCTTGTCGGTCAGAAGAGGTAGCTCCTCGACGATCTTGGACTTGCTCAGAGCGAAGAAAATACCCTCGTCGGTCTTTACCGGGTTGGTCCAGCTTGGGCACTCGTAGACGAAGGCGAACAGAAGCGCCTGCTGAGCGTTCAAGCCCCATTCAAGGGATTTAGCCTGATTTATGGTGATGGTGTACTTCATGACGCCACCTCCAGCTGATGCTGAGCCCATAGGCCAGCGACCCAGGCAATCCCCTTGGGCGTGAACTTGGCAGTATTGAAGGCGTGCCCGTTGTCGGCTTGACCGGTCTTCACAGCAAAGCGCTCAGCATCGACGTGAGCGGCGTATGGCATCCACTCGCCACCAAGGCGATACATGATCTTGCTGTCCTGCAGAAACAGACGAAAGTCTGGCTCGTTGGCGTTTAGCAGCTTGGCGACCTGACGGAAGCCCTTGAGGCCTGTCCCATCGACGTAGTTATCAACGAATTCAGCTTTTGGCGCGGCGATAGCCAGGGCTGCTTGCTGCTGCTCGATGCGCTCCGCTTGTTCGGCGGCAAGGCGCAGTGCTTGGGCGAAGCTGGCCGGCAACTTAAGGGCTTGTTTGGTCTCCAGCTCCTGCCAGCGGTCAATGACTTTTGCGCGATGCTCATCACTGTAGCCAGAAACAACGAGGTGAGTATCCCGCTCAATCAGGTCGTAAACCTCGATAGGACGCCCGCCGGTGGCCTCTTTGCGGGTTTCACGACTGGATCGTAAAAGCCCCTTGGAGAACAGACGATCAACCGTTGCGATCACGTCGTTGTGACGCGCCTCAACCAGATCAGCTATCTCCCTCGAAGACATAGTTTTCGGCGCTACGTTTTGCTCAATAGGAAAACGTGGCGCGACTACGCCTGTATTGCTAGATGCGGTGTGCATGCTATGATTCCTTTCACTTGGAAGTGAGTTGTTGATGTATCCGCCCCGGCCTGATCCGCCGGGGCATTTTTTTGTGCTCTGCGGTCCCTATGGAGAGACTAGGCTGCACGGTATACCGCCTTGAAGCGAAAATCTAGGCTCTACTGATGGACTGCCTTAGCCAGCTCGAATGCTTTCTTGAAGCGGCGCACGGACTTGTAGACCGATTGGAAGGTCACACCTACCACCTCGGCTGCCTCTTTTGCCTTCACGCCTTCCACCAGGACGAGACGAGCGCCTTGTGCGCCTGGCCCGCCATCTGAATCGATGAGCTCTGACAGTTTGTCGAATTGGTCGTTATTCATAGTTCACCCCTCTGGTACGAATCACAGTAACCATGACGGCGCGAATGTTCAACCTGAAAAGGTTATTTATTTTCGACCAGTTCAGTCGGCGCGCTCACGACCTCGACAGGCGTGCGGAAACGATGGCGAGACAGGCGGCGAACAGAGCCGCCATCCTGCGGCCTGGCTTTTGCCGTCAGGCGAAAAAAGACGCCTTCAGCCTCTCCAGCCTTCGCTAGCGACCAACCCAGCGCCGGGTCTACCAGGTCGCCGCAATTCACCTCAACCGTGCCGCTTGATATTCCGTCCGTCATGTCATCACCCCTGATTGAATTTGGTCTATATGATGCGCGCTACGTTTCGTTGACGCCTTAAACGTGGCGCGCGAATGTGCGGTCTGTTAAGTTAACAGCTGCTGTATGGAATAACAGTGTCAGGTGACGTGGAAGAGACCGAAGAAGAGTTTTGCGCTGGTGCCGTGGAAGGGACTGTGATAGGCATTAGGCTGACGCGATTTGCGAACTGACGGCGTTTTGATGGCTCCTGTCGAGCCTTGCGATCAGTCCAGGAAGCTGGAGCCCTGGTTCTGAAGTTGACCTGAATGACATTCTCGCTGACTTGGGCGACGACCGCATTGCGCGGCGCGCCCAGATCACGCCTTCTCTCTTTGAAGTGCTGAACCAGTAAGTCAGCATAAGACTCGACCATGTCTTGGCCGGTCATACCATTCATCGCCGCAATTTCTTCAAGTTCAGCGAGATTGGCGCCGGCCATCTGGGCATATTCTTCCTTGGTCATGGATTCATTCCCTTGCTGATCGAACGAACTGAAGGCATAACCGCCTCGACCCTGTAAAGCCTGGTCAGGTCATGGACTGTAGCGGCCTCTACAACGACGGCGAAGTCATCGCCGGCAAACTCTACAAATTCTTCCCTGGTCAAAGCGGTCACCCCTAAATTTAGTGAATATTATGCGCGCTGTTTGGCGACGAACTCAGGCAGCTCGCCGTGCTCACGGTAGTATTCAAGGACGGCCCGCATGGCAATTCTGGCCATGACGCTGTGCAGCTGTCCTTGCTCGTGAGACATCTTTACCCATTCGGCATGCTCTTTGTCTGCGAGCCTTACCTTGGTCTGTTTTTCGTGCATCAGTTCTTTCGGTACGAACGCCATATAAGCCCCTTATTTTTACGATTATCAGTCTGGTGCTGCTTTCTTCTTTGCCGGAGGGAAGTCGCTAATCTCGGTTCCCTCCGCCTTTCCGTCTGGCAGTAAGGTGATAAATATCTTTCTGTCTGACGCTGCCGCCCGGATAAGCGGCGGGTGGCTCATGCCTAACATTCTTGCTGCTTGGGCAGGCCCCACCTGGGCGACGAACTCTTTCAGAGACATCTTTTCCATACAGCGACCTCTTGCCAGTTGATAGCCTATTGTACCTACGCGGTACGCGGCTTTCAACGACACCATGCTCAGTTTAGTCTCTACAGGGGGGCTGGCAAGTAAAAAAATATTCACACAAAGCCCTTTACAGGTTCGTACCGTGGGGGTACAGTTCAATCCATCGAGACGGTCACTTCGGTGGTACTTCAGAGAGACCAGACTCGAACGCTCTTTATACAATCTGCGCAACAACCAATAGACCGCACCGCCTCTGTCGGCGACCGGCGATCAGACAGGCCCGAAAGCCTGCCTACGAAAGGGAAAACCCTTTACGGCTGATCGATGGCAAAAGCCTTAACCGTGCGAATGACCCGGCAAGCGATGCGCCCCGCCACACTCAGGCGGTAATGGGGTGAGCAGTTTGAAGATTCAATAGGTGGCCACTGCCTGCCCAGTGAGCGAGCGATAGGAGTTTCCATCATGAACTAAGAAGATCGATTCACCTGCGTGGCGCAGCAAGCCTGAAGGCTGCGCCCAACACCGGACAGGCAGCGGAAAGCGGGCCATCGATCTCACCGCGGATCGGCCGGAACACCGGTAGGCCAACCCAAAGCACACGGACAACTTGACGCAACAATCCAGGCCGGTCGCCAGTAGCGCGGCCTGGACCCTTTCACCAGTGCCGATTCGATGAGTCGGCAGCGGGAAATCAACCAACAGAAATACCAGGGGCAACCATGAACAAAGTACAGGCTTACAAAAGCTTAATCGGCCCACTGATGGCAGAGGTCACCAGGATCTGCGAGAGCCACGGCATCGCAATGATCGCGGGCTTTGACATTGAGCACGACGAAGACGAGGACGATAGCTGCCTTGTCTCTATTTACACCTTCCTGCTCCCTGATGAAGACGGCGAAAACAACCCGCAGTTCGAGGCGGCTCTCGACATCATTAAAAAAGCATCCTGATTTCACTAGCTGGCCTTGGCGACAGGGCCAGACGGGAAGTCCAAAAGCCACAGCAAGCAGGGGTGCAGGAACATGAAAAATGAAACAGGTGTAGCCCTCTTGGGCGACGAAATTGAACTTGACGCACTGAGCCTTCGCGGCCTGTTCGTCACCAAGGCGATGGGCGACTCGGCGGTATATCCGGGCTCCAGGACGTATCGCCAATCCCAGCAGCGGATGCACGGCAGCAACTCGGCCCGCACTTTCCGCCATCACAGCCGCCTTTAAAGCACGAAATTAGCGGTCTCTTCCACGTCACCAGCGCAGCAGCAAGGAGACAACATGAACGACAAACAGCGAGATCACCAAACGGCGATCACCTGGATCGAAGGCGAGCTGGATAACACCAGGCGCTCAGTCGGCCAGCCAAACGCCAGCGCAGCAGCGCGATCAGTCATCACATTGTCCTTCTTTCTGGGCGCCATCAGCGAGGACGAGCAGCGCATGTACGCGGCCCGGATCGACATGATCTACGCAACCCACAACGCATCGCTATCCCAGGGGGTTCCGGCATGACCACTTCACCAGTCAAATCACTGATCGACGATCAGCTCGACGACATTGAGCGCAGCCTCGGAATGATCGCTGTCAGCACTCAGGTGTACGGACTTCTGGGCATGCCTCGCGACTTCAGGGTGTGCGACCTTCCGAAGAAAATGGCAGCCACGCAGAAAGGCAACAGGATTGCCGTGAGAGCGCGGCCATGACGCAGACGGCAGAGGAAAAGCTCGTCGAGCTGGCCAAGGCGTATTCGAGGCACCGCAAGGCTTTGCGTGACAACGCGAAGGATATCCGCGACCTGCTGACGAACTCAGCCGAGCCAATCGACCTTGCGCCGATCCGGGCTGAGTACCTGGACCCAGGCCGGCCGGACCTTGTCCCGGACGAAGAGTGCATTGTCTGGCACGGATGGGCTCATGCGGTCGATGTGTACATCAACAACCACGAAATCGAGAACGGCCACGACAGCGACATGATGCGCGCCGCTCGGCTACTCGACGCCAAGAAAGAGATCAACGCCCAAGGCGCCCGCATCCGCAACCGCCTGCGCATCATCGGCGACCAACTGTTGAGGGCTGAGCCATGAACGCAAACCCACGCAAGACAGTACGCAAGCAACCACGGCCCGATCTGCACGACTGCGCCAAGGGCCGGATGCACGACCTTGTGGCCAAGCGCGTGGTAACCACCATGCCAGGCGGATACATCGCCTGAGTAGGAGGCAACCATGTCAACCAGCTACGCAGACAGCGCCCAGGCCCGGGAATGGGATCGACGGTATGACGCATGGGGCAGACCCAAGCAGGCTTCGGCTGACTTCTTCCACGACTACGAGGCGAGCGCCGCCCGGAGCGCTGAGCGGGAAGCGATCCGACTGGCCGAACGCAAGGCCGCCCAGGTGCGGATCAATGCGGCGGTCGAGCAGATCGGCGACTTCTTTGGATTGAACGACAATATTTCTCAAAGTCCCTTGCACGGGACCAACGACGTACAAGGGGTGAACATGAACGCAACGACTGAACTGGCCACCGTGCCGCCGAAGGAAACCGCGCTGGCCGTGTACAGCGCACCGAACGGCCTGGAGCCGTGGCTGCAAAAGATTCGCGACGAGGTTCTGGCATTCGTTCCAGACACCAGCACCGCCAAGG